TGGAAACCAGCGCTTCAGTATCAGCCACAGTAGGCAAAGTTAGCGTAGCAGTTGCGCCGCTATAGATAACAATGCCGTTTGTCAACTCAGCCGCAGTCAAAGTAGCCGCAGCCGCTTTGGTAACTGGAGCGGATTGAACTGACATATTGACTTCAGTTAAATTGCCATCGCCGAGCTGGTATCCACCAGCACCATTAGGAAGAGCCATGATAAATTTCCTTTAAAAAAAGTGTCGTTAATGGGGGTCGAAACCCCCACCAGTGCTTAGCCCCAGACGCGGCAAGCCATTTGCGGACGGATTGTGCTAAAGCCGTACAGAACGTCAATACGGCAAGGCAGACGGTCATTGTTGATGTCGTATTGACGAACAATACGCATCGAAATGCCGTTGTGAACTTGGCGGGAGGCCATGTCAACGCCTTGTGGCATCAGCAAGTCAGCAGTTGCGAATGTGATCGCATCTTTGTGGTAGACGAGGTTCTGTGCGTAAGCAGTAGACGCAGCGCCCACGAATGTCACGGCCTTGCTGGTAGCAGGCAGCACGTTCATGGTAGCCAGCGCGTGGTTGGCAGAGTACATAGGCGCAACAGTCACAGTCCAAGTGCCAGCCACAGCAGTGGCGGCAGCCAAAGCTACGAATTGGAACAAAGAACCAGTGGTTTCACGGGTCTGTGGGTTGACAGCGTAGCAGTCAGCGATAGTGAACACGTCGCCAGCGGCGATGGTAGTGGTCACAGAGCCTTGAGCCAGAGTCAAAGTGGAAGAGCCTTCAGAAGTCACAGCAGCGCTGGTGGTAGTAGATGCAGAAGCATCACGTGAGCCAGTGGTGTGTTGCTTGATCGACTGAGACATGTTGACTTCATCAAAGCCCAGAACGCCGGTGCCCATCATGCCGTTCTTGAACTGGCGGCTGATAGTGTCGGTTGGGTTAAACAGACCTTTCATGCCTTCAACCAGACCAGCGTTGGCAGCTGGGTTAACAGTTGCGTAGCGTGGCGACATCACAGCTGCGTTTTCGTTCAGCTTCTGCTGAGCTTGCAGCAGAACGAGCGAAGTCGATGGGGTGGTGCCTGGGGTGCCAACGGTGTTACCGATAACTTTGTATGCGTTAGCAACGTCAGCATCGATGCTGGAAGCCAGCTGCGAAATACGAGGCTTCAGAACACGCTCTGCGAAGTCATCCAATTGCATGGTGAGTTCAGCGGAGGTGAAGTTTACACCGATGTGCTTCTGGGAAGCTACGGTCAAGGTGGTGAACTGTTCGTTGTCGTCCTGAACTTGCAGGGCGGCGCCGTCGGTCACCAGAGCGCGGTCTGGTAAACGAATACGCAGAGTCGAGCCAATTTTAGCGCCTTCAACGGCGAAAGAATCGTCGTACTGACGATTGACGTTACGAGTGAGCACCAGGTTGTTCTCGAGGATTTCGAGAGCCTTACGGGTGATCATGTCGATGGTAAGAATCGAGTTTGCCATGATTTATATCCTAAAAAGTTAGCGGTTACGTTGGGCTTCCCACTTTTTCATCTGACGCTGGCGATCCGCCTCAATCCACTCCGACGTGCTCATGTTTTTGATTGAGCGTGGGTCAGTTGTATCGTAAGACGGCGTACCAGAGCCTCTACCCGATATGGGTGCGATGGGCGGTGGGGCGCTTGTCGTTTTTCTTAAAACCGGCTCCGAAGCCATTTTGGCTTCAATTCTGCCGATCTCTTTGGCCTGTAATATGGGCGACCTCAGTGCGGCTATGCGGGCGGCTTCTTTCGGGTTTGAGCCAAGATAGTATGCAATATCAGGGCCGATATCCGATGCTTGGATTGTCTCGGCCATCGCGTTAGAAATTGGCAGCTTGGGGTTGTAGGCGACTTGTTCAAAGTCGTCATACTTAGTCCGCGCGTCCTCTTCCCGATCGTGATACGCATCAAGAAAATCCATCTGTTGCCGCTCAAGTTCCCGACGAGCCAACAATTCTTCTGCTTTGCGTTCCGCTAGTGCATCAGCGTAGGCATCGACAGAATCAAAATTTTCGACTGGCGGTAACTCTGCAGCTGTAGGCGCTGGTTGTGCCCTACGAGTCTGCTCGCGTTCCCACTTACGTTGCTCTCTTGCAAGCCTTTTGCCTACGATAGCATCCAGCTCTTCTTGTGTGAAGGTCTTGGACGGCTGCTCGTTAGACTGTTCATTCTCCGGCGCGGATGTTTCTACAGCTACAGGTTCTGCCGTCGATGCCTGCTCTGGCGCGGGTGAATCCGCTAACTGATTGCTTGTTTCTTCAGACATTGTCGATTCCTAAAGAATCCCCGGTCAATTGGGCCGGTACAGTTGCTAAATTATGCACCTAAGAAATACGGTGTCAAGGTGAAAACTGAAAAGGCGTACGCTTATTCGTAAGCCACGGTGTATTCGATGGTGTTTCCGATATCAATGTAAAGCCCCTTGCTAAACCACAGACCAGCAGGGAAACTAACATGTTGCGTACCTGCCGTTGGCGTCACCGTAGCGACAATCTTGGGGTCGTTGGTATCGGCAGTCGCGCTGTCATAGATCGCAAACGTGCCGCTAGAAGTGCTGGAGATATATACGCCATACAGTTTGCCGCCGCCAATTTTGATCTGCTTGTCGGCGCTGCCTTGAAAGTAAAGTGCCATGATGTGTCCTTATGCCAGATATTTCAGTTTGTACAGCGTTGACATATACAGCGATTCAATCTCGTCGATGATGTTGTGGATTGCCGTGCAATCCTTATCGACAACCTTGTAGCGCACAGAATGAATTTCTTCGAGCTGGTCTTCCAAAAACTCCACTACGTTAGTAGTCTTTTTGGCCGAATGCAGCGAGATCGGGCCAATCAGACCATACTTGCCTTGATAGGCTTCAGCAAACGTGTCTGCCAGATCAATAATGCCATCATAAAACTTTTGCAATGCTTTATGTTTTGAATAGCTGCGGGTGTTCAGATGCACCGAATGGGTGACATCCCGCGCCAAAAACAGCATTCCTACGAAATCTGCGCACTTCATAATTGCGGCTCCTGCGGCGGCATATTCATCATCTCAGGCGGCATTTCAGCCCCACTTGGCGGCATCATACTCATTTCTGGCAACATTTGCTGCATTTCTTGACCCATTGGTGGCTGGCCGCCCATCGGTGGTTGTTCACTTATCGGCATTTGGTTTGGCATTTCCATGCCGTTGCCTTCCATAACCAAGTCGCCGGCAGTCATCACGTCGCGCAGCGTTTGCATGACCACTTCTTGTACTTGCTCGGGGTTCATGGCGCCAGAGACAGCGGTAAGCCGTTGCGTCTCGGCTTGGTACGCCTTGATCTCAGCCTCGAAGTTCTTGCGCTCCATATCCTGCACTTCGACCGACTTGCCGACGTTTTGCAGCATCTGGTGCAGCTGATCGAGCTCTTGACCCATCGCTTCCATCTGCTGCTTGGCCTGCTGCATCTCGGGCGAGTCGTCGCTGTCCTGCATAATCTTCGGATCGATGATCTTGGCAAAGCGAGCCGCCATCTCTTGGGCGCCTGGCCAGTCCATGTTCTTAATGAACAGGTCGCCGGCGACTTGCCAGAGCTGCGGGTTGGATTGCAGGATCATGCCCATCGCATCCAGTGCTTCCTGACGCTTGGTTAGGTACGACGGGCCGGTGGTGACCACGACGTCGTACTTACCGACGTTAGGGTTGTATATCTTGTCGATGACGATGTCGGGGTTGTTTGCATCCCGAATCTCACGTACGGGTTCTGGCTGCATGGGGTTCAGCTTGACCATGTCGGTCTCGCCGTCCACACCGATAATGCGAGCCACACGCTGGGTGTCGTAAATCTTAGGAATCAAGTCAACCAGCTGGCGCGTTACGTGCCTAACAGCGCGTGCCAGATTGTCCACGTAATGATAAGTGCCAGTGTCAGACTGACGCTCGCGCGCCAAAATCGCCTTGCCCGAACGCTCATTGGATGTCGCTCCAAGACTAGTGTCGTACTGGCCGGTGGTCGACTTGATGTCGTCCGACGCGCCCATCTTGGCCTGAATCAGACCTGTTTGCGGTAGCGGCGGCGCTGCCCTCTGGGGCAACGGCAGTACAGCCCCCGCACCGTCAGTTACGTCAGGATTAACCTCCAGATACGGCCAGTTCTGCGTGTTGGCCGTCTTCCACTGCATCTCGTAGCCTTCAAACTGGCCACCGTAACCAATGAACGGCGCTTTGGGCGCCAAAGCCAGCATCTCAGCTTCTTGGCTCGTCCAGTAGTTGTACATGCGCTGGGCGTCCTTGGCGTTACGCACCAGACCTGAGACGTAGAGCTTACCGTCGACCTCAAACTCGTTACCAATGACGCGCACGATAGGGATGAACCGACCAGCCCACTCCTGCTCTTCCAGCATCTCGTAGCCGTTGGTTTTGCACCACTTAACGCGCTTGGCGTTGACTTCACGGCTTCGGATTGGCTTGATGCCCATCTGTTTCATTTGCTTGGCCTCGGGCGAACCCTCGAAAGCCGTCACATTGCCGGGGTACAGGTGCAGTGTCGCGCGGTCGTACTCGATGTAGTAATACTCAGCAATCCTCACCGTATCCTGGTTGATCCAAACCGAGATCGACTGGTCACCCACACCTTGCGCTTGCAAGGTCGAGATAGGGCTTGCGTCTGGAAACATGCGCTCGTACTCGGCGCGCTGCAGGTCTTCAGTAACAAAGCACCATTTGGCATCCGCACCGCACGGGTCTTGGATTGTTGGATCCATGTAGACCGAGAAGCTGTTGCGAATGCGCGCGATCTTGATGTCTTGATCGAACGTGTCGTCGTTGCAGTATTCGGTTAGGATTCGGATGTAACCTTCGCCGTAGGCAACTTGGTTTTCGCAGGCGGTGTCGTAGGCAACGTCGGCATCCGAGATGTACTCGATGTGCCTGACCATGCCGTTGTAGATTTCGGCGACTTCTGGGTCGGCGTTGTCGTCAGCGGGTATAACTTTGCCGCTCGGACGGTTTTGTCTTTGGTCATTAGTGACCTGTCGTACGTGTTGCGGCAGCTTGTTGATGGTCAGCGTCGGGCGTGCATTGATCGTTTGACCTTGCACCGCACCACGGGTTGCCAACACATCAGCAGGCCACTGCCAGTGGTTGTCTGGCGAGCCTGCGTAGAAACGCAAGTCGTCTAGCTCGTCTTCCCGGCTTTCAGAAAAGGCAGAAATGGCCATTTGCAGGCGCTTTCGCATGACCGCAAGCACGTCCTGCGTGTCCTTCTTTATGTCGTCAGACGGCGGATTTCCACCGATATCGGCGACTTTTGCTGCCTTATTTATGCCGGTATAGTCCATTTATTTCATCTTTTTGGCGGGTTTTGACGCTGCGCGCTTAACGGCGTAACTAATTGCGACCGCTTGCTTTACGGGTTTTCCCGATTTTACTTCAGCTCTAACATTAGAACGAAAGGCTTTTTCCGATTTCGACTTAACCAGTGGCATGTTACTTCCCCTTTTTAGCCGTTTTAGCCGATTGCTTGAAATCTTTGGCCGTCGGTGCGCCGGGGGCGCCGGGTTTGCGCATCTTTTCGCCGCTTCCGGCCTTAATGCGTTCGCGTTTTGCGTGAATTGCAGCGTAAAGCCCTGGTTTAGTGGCCATTTTTAGCACTTCCATCGTTTAAGCGCCGCTTTGGCGCGTTCACCGTCTTTGGCACTTGCCGCGACAGCACCCATTCTGGCGCAGAACGACTTTTTGCGGCCTTCATCAGCCTTCGTCTTCGGGCTGGGTGCCGGCGCCTTCAAGTTCGAGCCCGTCTCGCGGTTGTACTTCTCCCGCCCTTTGGCAGTCAGACCCGCGCCCTTACTGACTGGCAGCTTCTCGCCCCGTCCGACGCTCAGTGACACGCTTTTCTTAGCCATCACGACCCCATCCATCCAGTTGCAGCGACGGGTCGCTGCGTGTAGCCATCACTGCGCCTTGAGGCGCGCTCGTATCCCGACTCACGGTGCGCTACCGGGAACGCGAACGTTACCGCTAGGGCGTCGGCTGCGTCGGGTGAGGCCAACCCGCGAGACTTCATCTCTTTCTTGCCTTCCAAGTAGATCGTACCCGACGAGTCGGGCTTCTTCATGGGGCCTGTCAGGTCCGCTTTTAGCTGCCTGTCGTTGGGGATGCTGGCCGTTCGTAGCCAGTCCTTCATCGCACCCCAAATCTCAGCTCGCTTGTTGCCGTACATGACCGGCTTGCTTGACTTCCAACCGAAGTTCACTCCCCGCACCTTGTATCGCTGTTCTTTTAATCTGTCAAGTATCCCATAGCCCAGACCGCCTTCGTCGATTACGGTCAGTGCAGGTCGGTACTCCTCGATCGCGTCAATCACCCGACCGACGGTTGTCATGGTGTCCTCGCCGTGGTAGCGCTTGATCGCAATCAGATCGCGTCCTTGCCTGACGACGATGACGGTCGCATCCGCGCCACCTCGAGCCGGGTCAACGCCGACAACAATTGGCGCCGTCTCATCCTTGTATTTTGGCCGATTGGCGGCGTCGTCGACAGCACTCGCACCAATAAACTGATCTTCGCCAGCTGAAGGAAACTCTCCGTAGACCTCAACCCTAGCCTGCGGCGAATCCTCGCCATACTCCGCAATGATCTGCTCATATATCTGCTTGTCCGTATCCTCGACTGTTCTGGAGTCGATGTTCTCTGTCTGCCAGAAGTTACGCTTGGCGTGAAAGCACTCGTAGAAGTAGCCCTGATTACGCCGTGGGTTACTGAACGCGAACCAGTACCGGTCTAAGATGGGTTCGGTAAAGAAGCCCGCACCGACTGACCAGATGGCGTCCGGGATACCGCTTGCCTCGTCGAAGATCAGCATCATGCCGTCATGGTTGTGGACACCGGCGTAGCTGTCCGGGTTCTCTTCCGACCAGAGCTTGCCTTCCGCTGCCCAGTATCGCGTACCCTTTTTCAAGTCGCGCTCGACCAACTCGGTCAGCCACTTGGCTGGCACCAGCTTGGTTGCGCTGATCTCCCACCAGTGGTTGTTAATCACCATCGCCTGCCACTTAGTCAACTCACCCCATGTGACTGAGCGCAGCTGCGCTTCCGAGTTGGCGCTTACTATGACGGAAGAGCCGATGCGAGTGGTCAGCATCCACAGGATGAGCCAGGCAACCAACGCCGACTTACCGATACCCCGGCCAGACGCAATCGCTGTTCGGAGCGCGTCCATGTCGATCTGACCCCGATTGTTCTTGATGTGGCTGGCTATCCTGCGCAGTATCTTGCGCTGCCAGGTGCGCGGGCCTTTGAACTTGGCCAGCGGCGTGTTGGGCTGCCCCCACGGGAACGCAAACAATACGAACGCCTCGGGGTCGTCAGCGATAGTCGGCGCCCAGAGGCGCGTCATCAGGAGCTGCTCGCCCTCGGCGTCATAGATCGGCTGTTGCGCCATGCGTCACTTTAGTTGGTAGTCGTTGGGGTTGCTGTTCCGTAATCAGCCCGTCCAAGACGCGCTCTTGTGCTTGTTGCAGCGCCTGCGTGATGCTGATCTTGTTGGTGATGTCCACGCTAATCTCTTGGCGGGCTGTCCAGCCGTGGACGTGTTGCAGTATAGCGAGTGCTGCTTTGGCGTCGCCAGAGCGTGCCGCGTCTCTCAAGTGGGCGCTTGCCTCTATCTCACTGTCGGCGCGGCCTTTTAGTACCGCCATGTCCGCCGCTGGGTCAAGCTCGCACAGCTGCCTAAACTCGGTGGGCAACATGCCAGCCGCCAAGGCCAGCGAGTCGCCCTTGAGTCCTAACGCAGCAGCGTCATAAATCGCCTGAAGCCTGGCTTCGGTCGCCTCGACTTTGCGCGGTGAGAATGGTATCGATTTGAACATGGCTGCATATTAGCGCATTTGTGGGCGATGTTGGCTACCAACATTTTTTAAAAAAAAATAAAAAATTTCTTCTGACACCTCCGTGGCCGCGACCGGCCTGCCACCGGCCCCCCACCCCCTAGGTTAGTGAGCACTCACTTACAAGTTGTCAGCCTGGCAAGTTAGTAAGCACTAACTAACTAGGTTAGTAAGCACTTACTTACAAAGTTAGTGGTCACTAACATAGCAGGTTAGTGGTTACTAACATGTAGCAAAATGATAACGAATCTGTGGATAACTCTGCGTGTTGTCATTCTGCTATGTTGGCAATGTTGGCTATGTTGGCTATCGTTTAAAATCGCTGGCCAAACGTGACAGCGCTGCCATTCACACACTCTGTTAGCATTATGATATCAAAAATGAAGTTATATAGGTTCAGTTTACAAAACAGCCAACATAGCCAACAAATAGCAAAAAGCTAGTAGCAGTCAGGGTTTTCACGTTGGCGTTTTCTTCTGTTTTTGCCACCAACAATCCAACAATCCCAGCGACAAAAAACACCGAAAATAAATGCAAAACAATCCTTTACATTTTTTAAGTTATGGACTAACATGTATTTCAGCAACACATTGTGTTGCAAAATAACTGCTCAATTTTTAATCAGATAAGGGAAAAACATGGAAAACGTACACGAAAATGTCACGCTGTCATCAGGCCGTATCATCGCGCATACACGTGAACCAAACGGATCGCAGTTAGCTACACCAACAACTGGCTCGTATGCGATGACTAACGACGAGTGGCTCGAATACGTGTCAATCATTAACCCAAAGGTTAAATAATGAAAAAACCAACTATTGCCGACATATGCGGCGCGATTCTAGGATTCGCTGCGCTTGCTTTATTTGTTTTTCTTTGCCTTGCTTATTAATCAACTAAGGAAACCGACCAAATGAAAATTTCAGTTACTTCAAAACTCGACGGCGTGCGCAGCTGGTCATTACAAGCGCTTGAAACTTGTCCAGGTAGTATCGCGGCGCCCGGCGTGCTAGTCGACGCATGCGCCGGCTGTTATGCCACGACAGGGAACTATAGGTTTGAGAATGTCAAAGCGCCACGGCGCCATAACAAGGAAGACTGGCAACGCCTGGCATGGTCCGACGACATGGTTCAGGAACTAGCCAAGGATACGTATTTTCGCTGGTTTGATTCGGGCGATATGTATACATTGGCGCTCGCTGAAAAGATTCTCGAGGTAATGCGCCGCACGCCTTGGGTGAAGCACTGGTTACCTACCAGGATGCACAAGTTCCCGAAATTTCGGCAAGTATTGTCGGAAATGCAAGCGCTGAAAAATGTAAGCGTGCGGTTTTCATCCGATAGCGTCATTGGCCAATATACAAAAGGCCTGCACGGTTCCGTGATTGTGCCGACACCAGGCGATGCAAAGCGCGGCATGAAATTATGCGGCGCATATGACAATGGCGGCGCTTGCGGCCCGTGCCGTGCGTGTTATGACAAGAAAATCAAAGTGATTGCCTACCCGGCGCATGGCGTCAAAATGAATAAAGTAATCCGGATTAAATTGGCCGCTTAATAGGGGAAAACATGAAAACAATCACCGCAAAATATACCGGCATATGCGCCGCTACCGGCGCGCGCATATTGGCCGGCGATTTAATCCAATGGGCCAAGGGCCGCACGGTTTTGCTCGAGCGCCGGCGCGCGGCCGTGGACACTATCACGCTATATGGTGAAAACGGCCCGAATACCTACTACCAAAACGCGCGCGGCCGCTGTATCGACGCGCCGTGCTGTGGCTGTTGCACGCTGTGAGCGGCCGCTATCGCTTGCAATACGGCCGGCTGGATGACTTTGGCGCGGTTATCCGCTGGCTTGACTATCCGCCGGCTAACGGCCGGTATATAACCCGGCGCGTGCCTGTACTGGCGCGTGCCGTGCCTACAATTGAGACTCATGGGAGGGCTTTATGGTGAAGACTTATCGTTTTGAGTGCGTTTTGCATATGCAAGCCGATAGTGAATCGGATGCATGGCAAGAGCTACGCGAAGAGCTAGAATTTTTATCTAGTCAATTTGGAAACATAATTTCATTCACAATCGAAAATTGCGATTTAACTGAAGAGGAGTAACACAATGGCAAAACTCAAAACCGCGATTCTGCGCGCGCAGGAAACCGCCGATATAACCGGCGCCAATGAATCGCTACTCTGGCAAGCGAGAGACGCGCTATCAGATGCGATCAATAATCCCGAGCCTGACGAGGGGCTAGCCAGCGCTGAAAAAGCGCTGTTCCTGATTAACACCTACCTCATGGAGTCCGAACTATGCAAACAATAAACATTGACGGCACCACCTACAAAGTGAAATTTGATCGGGACCCGGTCGAACTAGCCAAAGCGGCACGCAAAGCCTGGAAACCCAAAAAGCCGAAAGATATCCGCAAGTTTCCGACATGGACTCCGACAGTGTCAACGGCCGATTATATTCGGCGGTTTGATGCCTTGAATTTTCTGCAATCGGTGGACTATATCGGCGCTAATACCGAAAGCGCCGCGCAGTATGACCCGACAATCCCGCTACTGGAGGATCTATCCAATGAAGACGCATACTGACATCAGCGGCGGCCATTGGCCGCAACACCTCTGGCCCTACACGTACACGCACGGCGATACCGAACTGCTCTGCTTCGTTGACTGGGAGCCAGGCGACCGGTCTACCGGCTATGCCGGCGCGGCGTGGCTGATCCATGCCTATGCCGGCGGCGTTGACGTGGTAGACCTGCTCAAAGACCATATTGTCAAAGATATCGAGGAGAATGCCGCATGTTCGCTCTCATCGGATTGATACTTGCGGCCATGCTCGCGATTGTGTTAGGGCTATAGCGCGGCTTCTCTCCAGCCGCCCTTCAGTTTGCCCGGCCTTTGTGCCGGGCTTTTTTTGGGCAGGCGCCGCAGGCGCATGACCGTCTACTTGACCAGTCGCACAGCTGACGCCGGCGGTGTTTCCTCGACCATGCGTCTGAGTTCTGATTTTGTGGCCGTGTCGGCCAGCTCTGGCGCGCAGAATATATGCTTCTTGGTTCCAAACTCACGCGATGCAAGTCGCCCCATGTCAATCCAGCCGGCCTCTTTAAGCGCGTGCAAGAGCGCCTGCTGTACCACGCGGGTATTCATTGGCGCGCCGCCTTGTAGCCGGTCGCACAGGCTGTAGAACGGCGCGGCCACTACACCGCCTGAGAACTCGCCCAAGCGGCGCTCGATCATCTCGACCAAATACGACTCGGCGGTTGACCTGCCCTGCTCGACCATGATAATTTTCGCCTCGGTCAATGGTGGAGTCGCGCCTGGATTGAACCGTGACACGTCACGCTGATACAGCCAACCAGCGGCCACGGCCAAGCCGCCCGCCTTGTACCAATCCCAGATCGCGCAGGCTTCCGTCTCGGTCATCCTCGGCGCCTCGGAGTACGTCACAAACCAGCGGCGGTCATCGCCCGCAACAGAGATCGGCACGCGCTCATTGGAAAACGCGAGAACGAAGATTCTATTGAGCGCCTGATACGGGTGCAGACCCTTGCGGTTGACTTGCAAAAAATCGGGCGGCGCTGCAATGATGGGTTTTAGGTGGTTCTCAAGCGCTCGGCGGTCTTTCGCCTCAGACTGGCGCAGCTCCTCGAATACCATCACTTCGGACTCGTACGCATAACCCCACTGGGATTGAATCTCTTCGTTACGCACGATAGATACGTTTGAGAGCGCTTCCCCGCCAATGCCCCATAGGAACGGTTGCCACATAGTGTCCTTGCCAGAGCCTGGGTGGCCGATATGCAGCACGGCGTGATTGATCTTGCGGTTCGGGTGTTGCAGCTTGTGCGCCATCACGTCCAGCACATGCTCACGCTCAACAGCGTCCGGTATCATGCGCGCCACATGATCGAGCCAGATGCGCGCGTTGCCGGTTGTGGCCGGCGGGCGGTGGTTGATCCATCGATTGCCGTAAACCTGACCCTCACGCGATACCAGTACCGTCTCGCCGGCGGCGTAGGTGATGCCGGCAACAGTCAACGCCTTTTTAGCTTTCCGGTTCTCATCAAAGCATATCGACGCCTCAATTCGGCGTTTCTGCTTGCTCGGGTGGATCGAATAGCAGGTGACGTGTCGAAAGAGTGCGTTAAAAGTACGGCGGTCAATCTCGCGTCGATCCAGCGTATCAAAGAATGCATCTTCGTTCTGAATGTACGCGAAACGCTCATACCAGCTCTCTTTTTCGACCCGGTCAAGCTGCTTTTTCTCGACTTCGGCAATGACTTCCGCGCCTTTGTCGGGATACTCGGCAGTCGGCTGCAGTTTGGATAGCGCCGTGTCCATCGCGTGAGCTAGCAGCTCTTCACGCAAGCCTGGTGAGTGCTTCGGCCCACCATTGGCCGATACCCAATCCAGAAACGCGTGCGAGTCGAAATCCACGCAGTGCGAGTGCAGGCAGCGGTACGACCGCGTCGATGGACTGTAGCCGCCCTCAGGGTTGCCATCGGTATGCTCGTCCTTGTTGGGGCAGATGACGCCAGCCCACCCGCGAGAATTCGGTGCCGACAACAGCACGCCCTGACCGGATAGCCACGCCAGCACGTCATCGGCGCCATCATCCGACAATCGAATAGGACGCACGCCCAGCGACGCTGGCTCGGCAGGCGTGACGCCAAGAGCGGCGCATATCTCCGGCAGGCTGTACTCACGCTCGGGGTGGAACTCGGTCAGCTGGGCGACGAACAACTCACGCCCGGGCTTGATATTGATCGACCCCGGCAGTCGGAAATTGCGCACGGCGTTGCAGGCGCCCGGATCCGTGTAGCCGGCGTCTGAGATCGCTTTAATGGCTGCGGCGTACTCGCCGGTTGTCGGCTGATCCGAGAAGGCGTAACCCCACTGGAACGACCCGGCAGACGTCTCGATGATCCATGTGGGCGGCAGGGGCGGGACGTTCGGCGCCTTCTCAGGATCACCGACGTCATCCAGCACCATCACCAGCACATGGGTAGCGTTCGCAGCCGCAGCCGATACGTGGCCGTCCTTGAATCGGTCAATGATGAAACTGGCCGTGTTGCCGTAGATCGCCCAATCGGGCTTAGTCGGGTAGTCGGGCAGGTAGGCTGGCCATGTGCAGATGACCGCGCCATCGGGGTGAAGCTGGATCTGACCGTTTTTGAGTTTGGGCTTCTGGCGCACGACCAGTGCAGTCTCACCTTGTGGTGCCAATTTGGTATAGAATTCTAGGAAATCCATTGCAGTCCTTGTAGTTGAAGAAGCCGCCCTGCCAGGCGGCTTTTTTATTTGATCGCTTGCAACAAACGTACTTCGGCTTCGCGACGCGCGGCGATAGCCGCCGCAATAGTCTCAAACAAACCTAAATTGAAATTTTTGTACCCGACTTTGATGCGCGCATTCCATTTTTTACGATCTGCGCGCCATGTGACGCCCGCAACCCCGCTTTTGCTATTCACGCGGACGTCAACATTGTGCATGTTGATGGATTGATCTGCAAGCCGCAAATTCTCCATGCGGTTATCGTTTTTTACGCGGTTTATATGGTCGATATTTTTTGACGGCCAAACGCCATGCACGTAAAGCCACGCCAAGCGATGCGCTTTATATAGGTGCCCGTCCAACCGTATTACCACATAGCCATAATGATCGGTAGCGCCCGCTATCGCTCCAGCTTTTGCGCGGGGATGGCTAACTCTCCACATAAATTCACCAGTTTCTGGCGCATACTGCAACAGCTCGCGCAGTCGATTTTGCGTAATCATAGTCGGCCTTTTAAAGTTACTTGCCGTATCGTAACATAATGCTGCCCTCCGCAGCAAGTGGCAACTCCGGCGCCCATGCTGGATTGGTCGTCATTATTTCGTGCAACCGAGCGCTGACGCGCTCCGCATCACCGGCGTCGCACTCTACTAAAATTTCATCGTGAACATGCGCTACCGGGCACAGCCCTTCGGCGTCTGCAATGCGCAGTGACTCTCGCAACAGGTCGTGCGCAGCCGCTTGGGTGATATTTTCTGTTGCCAGCCCCCGCCACAAGCGGGCACGCGGCCATTCGGTCGCATCCGCTGCCGGCTTCCATGCCGCCTTCACATACGTGATCTCGTCACCCTCAAACTTAGCAAATGGATAGCACAGGATGCGACCACTGGGCAGCGCGTACCAGAGGTGCTGCTTGTCGTACAGGTAGGTAACCCGACCGGCGGTGAACTCCCGCCCAGGATTCCTGAGCGCCCGCGTGTAAGCCTCTTCGAGCTTGCCCCAGT